CTGGTTTAAAGTAATACATCTTATCAGTATCTATGTCCTTAGCCACTATACACCAACAATGTTCTACATTATCTAGGAGATTATTACTTTCCATATCAAATACTAAACGCATTTAAACATACCCCCTATAATACTCCACTAATTGCCTCTTCTATAATAACTTCTGATACTGAATCTGGGTATTCCTTCTTAAGAGAAGCTAAGATTCCTGCTATATTCATTCTAACATTTTCACCTTCTTTATGACATCTATATGTAGAACCACTAGAACCTATAATATCCCAATAATCTCCATTATCAATTATTTCTTTAATACCACTATTCATCCTCCAAGAATCACTATCAAGATAACCACCACTCCATCCCCCCAAAACCTTAAAGTAATACCCTTCTTTATCATTATTTTTTTGTTTAATCTTTAGTATTATCCAATTATCAGGTTGATATTTCATACTCCCTCCTTATTAACCTCTATATTTTAATTCATCTTCAATTATTTTTCTAATATATTCTAAAGAAGTTGGGTACCCCTTATTAACGTCTATATTAACATTAATATACCTTTTATCCTCAATCATTTTCTCCTTATGATGAATATGTCCGTGTATATTATGTGTCCATCTATATACTAATTCTTGCTCATGAATAGGAACATGTGTCATTACAACACCATATTTCTTTAATACGCCGTGTATACTCTCAAAGTAAGGTAAAAACTTATTAATACTTAACCCTCTTCCTTCTGTATCATGATTCCCTAAGATTAATCTTTTTCTACCATTCATTAATTTTAAGTACTCTAATCCATGTTAACTCCAGCTAACATCACCAAGTACCCAAACAATATCATTCTTCTTACGAACTACCTTATTGTGATTTTCAACAATCCACTCATTCATATCTTTAGTACTAATGAAATCTACATTATGTACTTCTTTACGAAAATTTCTCATATTATGATGGTCAAAATGTAAATCACTTGTAAAATATACTCTATCTCCCATTAGAATTCATCCTCCTCTATAATTGGTGGGTCAGCCTTCTCATAGAATCTTCCCTCTAATTGGTTATATCCCATATAAAACACTTCACCTGTTGCTCTTCCTGTGTATCTATCTTTTAACACACGGAATGTAGTGGTATGCCTCTCTTCTATATCATCAGCCTGTTGATTCCTCTCTAGGCCAAATAGATAATGTGACCAGAAAGCGATAGAACGGCTCCCCCTAAACTGACTACTGGTAACTCTACCTCCCTCCTCATGAGGAATACCACTAGGGGTAGCTAAATGGGATATATAGTATAATGTAAAGTCTAGTTCCTGAGTCATAGCAGCTAATTGAGACATAATCCTACCTAATGCCTTATTCTCATCACTTTCTTCTGCTACAAGGGCTGTGAGGTGGTCTAAGAAGATATCTTTTATACCCAATGTAACTACCATATATCTTATTTTACTACGAAGACTCTCAAAGTCCTTACTTCCCCAATGATCATAGAAGAATACACGATCCTTCATTTTAGTTAAGGAATCTATTAATTCATCACCAGTCCATCCTGAATCTGGTATATGGAATGTTTTGTTAACTGACTTACCAGCTAATATCTTAGCTGTCATGGCAGGTTCTTCCTCTAAGAATAGGATACCTACAGGACTGTCTTCTGTATCTAAGATATGGTCTATTACTTCCTTAAATAACTCAGTTTTACCAGTCCCAGTACCCGCTCCTAACCCATACATCTCCTTCCTACGTCTACCATATGTTAATTCTGTTAATTTAGGCCAAGGCCAACTAGATCCCCATTCAACAGGTTTTACTGCATCTTCAAATATATCATCAATAGAAACTATACCATCAGGTCTAAACTCTTGAGAATTCATTATACTCTCAAAGAACTCATTAGACTTACCCTTAATTAACATATCATTAGGGTCTTTCTCAGAGAAAGAGGCTATCTTAACCTTACCGTTACTAATCACATCAGCAATATTCTGTGATGTTTCATTACCTATATCATCCTGATCTAATGCGAGTATGATAGTATCAAATTTCTCAATCCATTCTAAATTATTTTTAATAGCCTTTGTATTTGCACCAGTAGGTAAACCGACCACTCTATAATTTTTTCCTTTACTTCTGAACATATCATACGCAGATAAAGCATCAATCTCCCCTTCAGTAATTACTAATAATTTACCCCCATTACCACAAATATGTTGTCCAAATAATTCACTATTTTTAGTGTCTCCTATAGAATGAAAACTTTTTGGCAATCCTCTCTTTTTATACCCAGATAATACCCCATTCTTATATACGGGATAAAAATGTGCATCTATTTCCCCATTCTCTGTACTAACTGTACAGCGTACACCATACTTATCTGCCGCTGCCTTACTAATACCCCTACTTTCCAATGCCCTGATAGGGTACTTTTTTACATCCTCAGTTTCCTCATATGAGACTTCACTAGGATTAGCCTTTGAATTATCCACTGTATCTCCAATATGTTTTAATGGGTATTTAAAATATGAATTACAAGACCAACACCAACCATCTACTTTACCACCCTCTTTCTCATATATCGCTAGAGCATCACTACTCCCACACTTAGGGTTTATACAAGCTGTATGATATAGTAATTCCCCACCTTCTTCATATTTATCTTCATTCATTTATCCCTCCAACAATGTTATCAATATTACAGCAAATAAACCTACAAATGCTACTGTACCTTTAGTCTTTTTATATTCCCACTCTTCAAATTCTTTATTCATTATTCATTACTCCTTATTCTGTGCTAACAGATCTTTATACATTGCGTAAGTTGTTTTGCTTCGTATACCTCACTCGTTTGTAATATCCGCTCATTTCACTAACCTCTATATTCTATTTTCTTTTTTATATTAAACTGAGAAATCTAACTCTTCAGGATCACCCCCATCTCTACAACAACCAATAATGGGACATTCAAAAGTAGAACAATCTTCTGTCTCTGATGGTTCACCAGTATCAGTATTATGTTCTACATCTCTTTCACATACTTCACAGTATATTGTGTATGTATTATCCGTACTCATATATTTTTATACTCCTATGATAGTACCTTATAATTAATGTAGTCTAGACTACTTTATATTTCTCTTAATAAATTCTATACCCATACCCCATCTTCAATTGCTTCATAATGATTATATTTATCTTCTGGTAGTAAATATATCCAAGCTTCACCCTCGCTAGTCTCAATTACCTCACGAGTATAAAAACTCCCATTACCCTCTAAACGATCAAGGGTACGTAGTTCTCTTTCAGTTACATTATATAACTCTCCTTGTATAGACGTTTTACCATTGGGTATAACACCGGGAAACCCACCAAGAGAGAACATAGTATATTGTGGGAGAGTTTCTACTTTTCCCAAATATTCACTATTTCCTAAATGGTAAGAATGATTACCAAACCCTCTCTTAAGGGAACCATAAACCATTACTTTAATTTTATCTTTCATTATTTTTTATTATTCCTATTATTAATCTTCTAATGGATACTCATTAGCAAGACCATATACATTACGCTCCATGATGAACGTAACAACATTATTACCTGAACGTGGATTATATACCGGTTCACTCTTATCCCAGTCTAATGTTTCACACATAGAGTATATACAGGGGATACCCCGATACTCTCTGTCTTCCTCACCTCCAACAGCATCACTCATCATTATAGCACCTCGGTTTAAAATATCATCCTCTATAGTCTTTAGATGGTTTTCAAACTCTTTATAGAACACCGAATGATCATCGGATAATCTACCAAATATTACATTAAATACTACACCTATACCACAACACCCTGATAATCCCCTACTAAGGTATTTGACAGCTCCATGTTTAGTTTTAAATGACCAATTATCTCCTTCATTTAATTGGGGGGTTTCAGATTTAGTTCTAGGCATATTAATCTCCTTGTAAATTTAATAGGATATTTGACACCAGCTTTTATAAATAGTTCAATAAATAATTCAATTATTTATAAGTTATTGATTTATATACATAAATAAGTATTTAATATACTCCTCTAGGTTCAATACTTTCTTTTTCTTTTTGTGTTAGTGGTCTATCTAATTCAAATACTTGAATATTGTTGCCACTATTAGGGTTAAACACTACAGTTCCTTCTAATGCTTCTACATGTTTACAAAAATCATATATACTAGTTTTTTCTCTATTACGATTTGTTCGGTCTGATAAAATAAATTTATGTACTACCCAATCCCCATTATTACGACGGATATTTGTATAATTCCACCCATCAATATTAGGGTCACTATTTATATCTTTATCACCAAATAAAATTTCATCATGGAAATATTTATATAAATCGTCTTTAGTTTGTCCCATATCCAAATGGAATTTAACTCCTTTAATAATTGAAATACCACAATTTCCCATATTCCGTTCACATCTGAATTTAATATTACCATAGGGTGTTTTAATACGATATTCTGACATTCTGATAATCTCCTATATAATTAATGTAGTCTAGACTACTTGTTTAAAAGCATGTATATATTTATTTAATGTTGTGCCTGTTAATCCCGGAGCTGTATTTATCTCCAGAACATAAGATTTCTTGTAGTGATTGTTCCAAATAATATCAACAGCTCCAAAATCAAGACCAAGAGCATCCATAGCAGATAAAGCATCACTAGAAACACTCTCAGGAGGTAACACACCATCTCGGCAGTAAACCCACCCATTAGAGTGATTACGTACTTGGTAGTTAACCTCTTCATTAGGAATCTCCTGACGTTTCTTTTTCTGTTGAACATCTATGATAGTACCCTTTACTATATGTACACGATATTCATCACTCTTCTTAATATATTTAACATATAAGGGTAATTGATGACCTACCACTTCTCTCATCATAATTACATCCATACCCCCCTCACCTTGAGGGTAATCTAAATCATCAGTAATATAGATACCATCACCACTATGACCTTTTAATTTTGATCGACCTACAACTTTAATACCTTCTAAATACCATCGTTGTGCTATAGATTCATCAGTAGTAAATTCAGGAATAGAGACTCCTGCATCCCTCATAATATTGAATGCCATTAACTTATTACTTGCATTAGCAATATATTGTGGCCAATTTAACACATCCAATTGAGAAAATGGAAAGCGATTACCATATTCGATTAACCATTGAGGAGTAGAACTATTCCCCCAATTAATGATTTTATGGGTTTGTCTAGGTCTATAATTCCTATCAGAGAATACTTTAAAACACCTCTCCCCCTCATTACGTAAACCTTCAGCTAATCTACCCGCACCTTTACTCCCCATTTTATAAGGGAATATTCTATATTGTTTTTGTACCATATTAATGTCTCCGTCCTTTATCTTGTTCAGCTAGTTTATAGAATTCTTCTACACATGAAGGGCATATAGGGTTTGTATTATCACTTCCCCACCATTCCATAGACTCTGCATCTTCTGGAAATATATTTCCAGTACAAGAAGAACACCCATGTTTTGTTAAAGAGTCAAACTCATGTTTAGGGATGGTTGTACCACGAGGACCTACTAAATAAACGAAGTCAACATTACCAGTCTCCGTTTCATCTAATATATCATTTTCTGGGTTAGGATATATTAGATCCTCACTACCTGTATCAGCTTTATTACTATAAGGAAGTGCAATTATAGGCTTTTTTTCACGTCTTTCCTGTATAGATCGTTTTATCTCAGAACGAGTTTTACCTACAAGACTAATACCTTCTTTATAAGCCGCCACTTCTTCTGCTAATGTAGGGTGTTCTGTTTCCCCCGCTAAAATAATAGAAGTTTCTGCATATTCCTCAGAGTTATTATTATCAGAAGATTCATTTTCATAATTTTCTAATATTTTAGATTGTTCATCTACAATAACACGTTCTTCTTTAATAACTATTGGAGAGTTAGATACTCTAGTAACCTGCATACTTAAAGCCTCCATAGAGTATACTTCACCTACCTCAAAATCAGCCTCAGTAGCCCCATAAGCCATAACAGTAAGATAAGGCTCTTCAATAGTACTTCCTTCCCAAATACCACGATCAGTATTACCAGTTTTGTAATTAGTAAATGAATACATACAACAACTAAGTCGATCTCCCTTTTTAATTCCAGCGTCTTCAAACATACGGTTTATGTTAGCAATCCTAGTTTCTCCGCTAGTTTTCTCTTTTCCTTTTCCTTCCTTCTTTTTCGACGAGCTATTTTCCTTTCCTTTTTCGTAACCTCCCTGTTGAAAGCTATTAGCGTTATTACGCTTTGTACCTCCATAACAGTTATTTGACTGATTTGGTTCTTTATATAATTCAACATCCTCTGATATGTATTTACTAATATCTTTACTTTTTGGATCGAATGATAGTAGCTTCCCAACAGGTAACAGGTTTACCTCTTCTGGGGTAAAACCATTACGTTTCATTAAGAACTCTAACATTATTTTTTCACTGGCATACATAACAATATTTTTATCTTTAACAGTAGCATAATGTAAAGGACGTTGATTATTACGTACCATAAATACTTTTTCCTCTAACTCATCATACCAAACTAAGGCAAAGGCACCCTGAATAATCTTTAGAGTTTCATATACTCCTATAGTAGATAACATATGTGCTAGGTTATCACTATCTACATCAAACCTATGATTCTCAGGAAGTTTATTAAGGTGGGTTAATGATCCATTGTGAACCATTGTTATATGGTCATGTTGGAAAGGGTGACTATTAATATTATTCACAGCACCTTTAGTCGCTAATCTATTATGCCCAATAAATACACGATTATTCCATCCCTCAATTTGATCATCAACAGGGGTTAATTGTAAAAAATCATTAGATGGCATAGCTTTTTTATTAATAGTTATAGCACCTTTCACATCTACAGTCGCCAACCCAGTAGCATCAAATCCACGAAGAGCGTCTAAATATAAACCTTGCCATATGAATTTTTTAGTATCTCTTGTGTTTTGATCAATTATCATACCAACTATTCCACAAATTTTCTCATCTCCTCACTTACGTTTTGTAAGTTTTACCAGTTAATTAACGAATAACTTGATTATCAAAATCATCATCTACTTCAATCGTAATATTACGATTGTGTTCTTCAAGAATACGATGTAATCTATCTAAATCTAATAAATCATCGGGTATAGGTTTAGAACCCTCAATGTTATTATGTTTTATAAATCTTTCAAAACGCTCTTTAAACCGTTTCCTATTATGGGATTTATAAAATTTAGAAAATAAAGTATCTTTAAGATATTTAGCTTTTGGTACATCAATACCTGAATAGAGGTTTGAAGAATAGATAATATCTTGTGCTAGACGTAACCCATTAAACATATCAAATTCTAAATCTGGATACATCATTTCATCTGAATATTCTAAGAAAATATCTTTAAATACTTTCTCAGCACCATTAATTGATATATTTCCTAATATTTCTTGAATTGGTAATTCATTTTCAATGGCATTTTTACGAAGCAATAATAATACATTTACCCACTTTAAGATACGTTCAGTATCATATGTTCCTTCATGATTACGGAACTCTAGAGAACCATATTGTCTTACTGCTGCTAAATTACATGCTGAGTATTTAGAAAAGTTTGAAATAATATCCTTAGCATTTCTCTCACTAGGAGAGTCTCCTTCTGACCCTAAATGATTTATATATCCCTCTGCATTAGATAGTGATGTAGCAAATATTCCATTCTTTCTATCTTCCCCACCTGCTAATCTAAACAAAGGCTCTTCAAATATTGTATACAATGATACAAATTTAAGTAACTGGCTGTAGTCTAGACTACGTACATCAATATGAACATGTACACTGGTACGTTCAGATAAAATAATCCGATCTTTATATTTAGAGATGGTTTTATCAAACTCCTTTAGTGCTTTAATTAAATCAGATCCTGCAAAAGGGCGAGATAATACGAACTCTAATCCACCATCCCTTAAAGAACCATCTTCTACTATATTCCAGTATTTTCTAAACGATTCATTATTAAAATCCAAACCTCTAACATTTTCTAATTCTACCTCAATTCCTATTAGAGTATTACTAATTAACTTGGGGCTTTCTTTATACTCACAAGGATCTGCTGGTACACCCATTAAACTATGTATTCGTTTGTTATTTTTACGCATTATACCCTCCGACATTCAGTATATTGTGATAATTCTTCATATAAATGATGTGTCTTCTCTGGGAGCATGATAGTACCTTCATCTACCCAACCAACTACCCATTCCTTATAATAAATAACAGGAAAGGCAGCATCATAATTTAACCCTACAGCAAATTTACGAGAGATAGGGAATGATAATAATTTACCCTTAATCATATCGTTTAATGCTTCATTAAAATTAGGGTAGTCTGGATTATATATAGCATCAACAATAGAATTATTCATAATATTAACTCTATTAAGACCCATCTCTATGTTTTCCTTATTACATAAAGTTTCTCCACGTATAATTGATGAATTATACCCCCTTTTCCATTGCCTTTCAGGAATACGTCTTAGGTACATAGTTTTTTTACCAATTCCAACCATTCCTACTTTTGGGCAATCTAAAATATAATCATCTTCATAAAATGTAGTTTCAACAATGTTATCACTCCCTATATTATTATAACGTATAATAATAGTACCATCTTCATCATCATTTAAAAACTTATGAACACGTATAGGTATAACTTTTCCGATATTAGATTTTCTTTTAATAGCTATTATTACATCCTTAAATCTTTGATTAAGGAATCTTACTTGATCCACCATTAGTAACTTCTCCTATGTAAAAGTAGTCTAGACTAATTCTAGTTGTAAGTCAGATACAATACTTTCTGCCTTTTCAACATCACTATTATTAATAGTATTCTGTATTTCATCCGAACTATAACGATCAATAATTTCATCTACATAATCTTTATTCTTTACAGCACGAATACTCTGAGAGTATACCCACTTCATATGTTTCTCAGACTGCAACCAAAAATTAGATAAGGTTCTATATTCAACCCCATATTCCTTAATACGACATGCTCCAGCCTTACCATACATACTCCTACGCTCTGTATCACCATCCAATAAAACAGAGGGTATACCCAAATATATATCCATTAGTTTAATAACATTAAATCTAGTCTGTGAATCTTCTTTATCAACTTTAAAACCTACGTGTACATGACCTCCTGCTGTACGTAGTGTTGTATAGGCTGAAGGACTCTCATTAGTTTCACCATCCCAAGCGTTTATATCTGGATCACATCCAAAAGTTAATGCTTTCTCACCCAATGATTCTAACATTGATTGGGTAAACCTATGTGATGATAGTACCCTTAGTTTATGGGGATTTACTTTATTTTCTAATTGAGACATTACAGTTTTAATATTAGTAATAAACTCTTTAGGAGAGTGGGCTGGATCAATATTAAATTCTGCTAATACATTATCTTCCTGTAATGCACCCTTAGTTACTGGAATTGGGTTTTCTTTCGTACCACCAACTAACCCAATAGCACTAATTATACCAGACTTTTTGGATTCAAGGAATACTTCAGGGTCTGTACCAACTGTTATATCTTCATATTTTGTCATGTTCTTTCTCCTATTAAGATTGGACTAAAGTACAACTATACATTCATTTTCAATTAAAAAATTAGTGTTTTCCTGTATTAACCCGTCGAAAAGATAAAGTTCTCCCTCAGGGGTTATTTTTAATAACCAATAATCAGTATCTTTATCAGATTTAGAACGGATACAGATATCACCCATATAATCAATCAATCTTAATTTTTCATTAATCATTAATTATAATCCTCCTATTTTCATCTAAGATTAAACCATAATCAACATTATCTGGCATACGTCTCCTTATTATTGTCCCATCTTTTGTAAAAGTAAGAACAGTCGTAATGGAACCAACAAGATTGGTATCACCCACCTTTAGAGATACTCCAACAGGTTCCTGTACTAAAATAAAAAAAATACTCATAGAAAATACTCCTTTAATAGATCTTGAAAATAAGAATATCCCCTAGAATCATCTTTCATATATTCGGGGTGGAATTGAACAGATAATGATTTTGTATCAGGGAAATAAACAACCTCAGGTTCTCTAAATACTTCCCCGTTTGATTTTGGAAAAATAACCCCCCCTCCTGTCTCATATTTATTGGATAAACCATTAGCCCATGCTAATAATTGATATTTACCTTTTGGATACATCATCTGGTGGTGAGTGCTTGTAACAAAAACAGATTCATCCTTATCTGTAATGATAGTATGTGTTCCTGATATAGCATGATTATACACATGCTGCATCAACCTACCACCATTCATTACATTTAAAAACTGAGCACCTCTACAAATACCAACAGTAGGTATCTTTAAATCTTTACATCTATTATAAAAAAGTTTCTCAGATTTATCCCTACGTATATTAGAGTGTGTTTTGGAATGTATTTTCTCATTATATAAAGAAGGATCTACATCCACACCTCCGGTGAATACCACACCTTTTATTTTATTCCAAGGATATTCATCAGGAGAGGTAATACCAGAAACCAATATAACCTTACCGTGTTTATAAAAAGGACGTGCATATATACCTGCCCCTAATATAAGAATAGTATCTTTTACTACCTTTTTACCCTTTAGATTTTTTGACATTTCTTAATATCCTCCACTCCAAATTGCATTTTTAAAATTAACTTTTTAAACTTTTTAATGATAATAGTATCATCATTAGATTTATACATCCCCTTAAATTTATAATAAATAGAATCTTTTACACTTTCTGAGAATTTAAAGTATTCATACGTACCTCCAAATACATAATCTTCTGTAAATTTAGGAAGATACTCTGTTTTATCTGTATAAGGAAAAGAAGAAGCATATTTAATACCATCTAATATAGAATGATTATAATAATTAAACATAAGATGATTTGTGTTATAATTATCACTAGATGGTAAATGATACATGGTTCCATTTTTTGTAACATGAACAAAATGAGACATATAAAAGGCTATATCTTTATTATTAACGTAGTCTAGACTACACATATAATAGAAGGATGAAACCATTTTTGGTAATTCGTCTATATTCCTATAAGCAGAAAGTACAGCTAATAATAAAGAACCGTTAACATCACACCTTGCATCAATTCCTGATTCTTCAATACTTAAAATATTTTTATTATAGATTAAATCTCTCCAACCATTATGGTTATAAAGATAGTCATAATAAAAGTTAAGTATTTTATCACTTAATCCTGATGAGTTATTGGGTTTATATCTTATCTTATATAAAGGATCTTTGTTAATATCAGTCCATGTTCCTTTAGTTAGCATACCAACTCCCAAATTAAAGTTACGTAATCCAGAAAAACATGGGGTGGATCCCGAAGAATATACCTTACCTTTTTTAGAAATAGCTTTAAATTTTACATATGCCATAACTCACCTAATTAATATCTATTAATAAAATGGTAGCCCTAGAGGGAGTCGAACCCCCAACCTACGGAGTAGAAATCCGTTGCTCTATCCAATTAAGCTATAGGGCTTATGATAGTAGTCTAGACTACAGATTTTATGCAGCTTTCTGAATCTCAGACCATGTGTTAGTGTGCGGATCAAATTCAACAGGACAATTAGTAGATAACAATTTTCCAGTAGTACGTCCAGTACCCTTCTCTCTCCATACCTGTTTAATAGTAGAATACATCCATTTATCCCCTACTCCAAGAATAACCATCTGGTTTGTTTTATCCATTAGCCTTATTTTATTTTTGATTCTCTTAGGTGTCATAATTTTACTCCTCTTCTTTCCATCTCTTCTATTACCATATCTTCTAACATTTTATTAGCAGAAGACTCAGCAGCAGACCTAGCAGCAGACTCAGCAGCAGACCAAGCAGCAGACCTAGCAGCAGACTCAGCAGCAGACCAAGCAGCATACTTAGCAGACCAAGCAGCAGACTCAGCAGCAGACTCAGCAGCAGACCAAGCAGCAGACTCAGCAGACCTAGCAGACCTAGCAGCAGACTCAGCAGCAGACTCAGCAGCAGACCTAGCAGCAGACCTAGCAGCAGACCTTAAATGACTTGAACCAGTCTTTAGGTATTTAATTATAGTTTCATATTGATCAGTATGTGGTTTAATTTTTTCAATATTAATAAGTGCTTGTTTACGTGAAAACTCCCACAAAATATCAGATAAATCTAAACCCACCAAATACTTCCTCTCAGATGCTACACTTTTATCATAACCGTGTATAATAGTACCAGATAAACTAACTAACCATAGGTAAGAATCTGGTGCGTACTGTAATGCATCCAATATTTTTTTAGAGGCGTGTAAACCATTACTGCATAATTTAATATCTCCCTTTACCTTATGGGTTAATCCTTTACGGATAACTCGTCCATCACCATACCTTAACTTCTTATCTAAATTGCTGAAGTAATACATATAATCTTTCATGATTTATATCTCCAATGATCTACATCGAGAGTAACAAAGAATCCAGACTTAATACCACCAGCCTCATCTCTAGTCTTCTTAGCCTCCTGCTTATTGGGAAAAGAGCTAGGGATACCTGCTTTCTTAAGAACTTTCTTATTCCTATGACTAACTTTAAATAGACGCTTCATATGTGTATTACCTCCACGTTGTTAATGTAGTCTAGACTACATATCAAAAATATATTTAGTAAGGGCAAGTATTAAAAAAGGATATATAAACCCAATTAAATATTTAATAATTTCAATATCAAGATCAGTAAACATAATATTAACTCCTTGATTTATAGAAGTACAATGCTCTTAAACAAATAAGAATAACCATTGTAAATATTTGGTAGTTAATAGGCATTAATAATACAGGAAATAATATTAATAAGAAGATAACAAACCTAAGATTAGGACTAGTTTGTTGTAAATTGTCATACTTTCTATTTAATTCCATAAACATAATAGATGAACCTCAAATGTAGTCTAGACTAACTGAAATAACCACTGATTATATTATTCTTACCAGCCTGTAAAGCCTGTTTTGTTGTGGTATCCCGTATATCTTGTTGGTTAAATACCTCTTGTAACTCAGGGCGTATACAATTAAATGCTTCATTCACTCTATTATTTATAGCTTTAAATTCAGCACCTTTTTTATTTTCTCCACCTAGTACATCTAAACAGGTAGCGTGAATGGCTGTACCCTCTAAATCATGACGATAATATAATGATTCAATTAATTCAACTAATTCTGATTTAGTCATATTTCATTATCCTTTTGATTTATTTAATAAATATAATCTTTGTTTATGAGCTTTGAGAGCTGCTAACTTTCTATTATCCTTTGCTCTTTTACCCATACTTTTAGGATCGTACATCATATCAATTATTCTCTGAGTATTTGTCATAGCCATATATGTATCCTACCTTATGTAGTCTAGACTACATTTAATCTAATAAAATTAAAAACCCTATTAAAATAAGGATAATACAAAAAAATATCAATACTTCCAGTGTTCCTAAAAACATAGCTAAACCTCTAATTTATAAGTACATTATGACATAATTATACTATAAAGTCAAGTATAATATAACTCTGTAATATACACCACCCACTGATGATAGTAGTTGATAACTAAATATACACACCGCACTTGATTGATGATAGTAGTAATTAAAAAAATATAATGTAGTCTAGACTACATATTATAAAAGTAATAGACGTGAAAAAGCCCCAGCCTTTGCAGACTGGAGCCTTATTCGTTAGCTTTCTTTTTAAGCTACTGCTTCGTTAGGAATATCATCATTGAATTGCGCAGCTAATTCTTTCATAACCATAATATTCTCTAATGCTTCGTCTAATATTCTAAGAATATCATCAGCTTGAGAATCAGTAACATTTTTACATTGCTCAGTAATGGCAAAGAGTCTTTGAGATAATGCAGTATTTCCGGACTCTGTAAGAACATCTAAGGCACTTTCAACCTGTTCTGCAGCTAACTCTTCAGGAGTTTTATTAGCCTCTTTAGCAGCTTTACGGGCTTCGTTTAAATCCTTACGCATACTAGATTCAGTAGTATAAGAGTTAATATCTAGCCCCATATTATAGGCGGCTTTTACATTAGACTTAAGCTGTGACCATGAGCGGGGGATTTTGTCCCATTGATTGATTCCAGCCTGCTCAGACTTACTAATTTTTTCTTGAGCATCACAAGCCACTAGGAAAGGATGATCGGAAGCCATATCCTCTCCAGTAGTATTTACGTCTTTGATGTAAATAGATGCAGCACTTAAGAAGTGATCAGATAGAGTATTTTTGCTCTGTTTTACTACTTCGTTCTCAGTCTCAAAGTGGATACATTCAATAGCTACTTGCTCAAGTGTGAAATTGTCTCCAGATAATGAACCTGCTTTAGCTTTAGACTTTGTGTTTTTCTTAGCCATGATTATAACTCCTATGCCCGTATGGGCTATCAATTAAGGGCGATATTGCCCGATGTGTAAATATTAACAAAATGTAGTCTAGACTACAAGTATTATATAACTTTAAATCTTGTACCATACATAAGATATGATACCAGCCTGTTTAGCTACTTTATCCGCTGTGACCTCAGTAGTGTACTTATCCCATCTACTAAAACGAATAGATTGTAACTCACCTAATTTATTAATACCTTCTAATATATACATATAATAAATACTCCTAATAATAATTAATTGCAGTTATTTACAATCTGTTACCATGCAGATAACGTGCCAAGTTTGTAAGTCATTGATTTTAAACAAGTAGTCTAGACTACAATTAAATCCTTGTGTGACCATAATTGTCATAATGTGACCATAATTGTCATAATGTGATCATAATTGTCAATATTTAGAAGTAGTCTAGACTACATATTTTAGAAGGCTATTGGTATTTGTGGTGGTTCCCAAAATTAGAACTAGTCTCACTTAGAAATATACCCCATAGAATGTAGGGTTATAGCTGGATATCAGATGAGAATGATTATCATTCAAATAAAAAAGGATTGTTATTATAAAAGGAATAGGGGGGGCATGGCCAAATATTGAAATCCCCTCATATAGTGTAATACCCACAATTAGTCGTTTTTTCAAATTTAAAAGGGAATTAGGGTAGTATATAAGGAAATGCTAATATAGCGGAACTCTCTATGGGGACATAAGTAAACAAACAATAATACCCTATATACTTTAAAAGGTTGATATTGTTATCTTTGCCCTAGTTTACAACAACAATCTATCAAGACAGCACAAAATAACCAAAATAAAGGTAATTTCTTATTTTTTTTATTTTTTTATGGTTTTTTTCACTTTTTTTCTATTTTTTATTGAACTTTCTTTAAAATTTGTTGTCTAATAGACTATAATTATTGTTTGTATATAATAATACAAATATTCAGGAAAGTGTATACAAAAGAGAAAAGAAGGTAAAGAAATATCACCTAATAACTCAATAACAGTTAAAAAACAAATAAAAAGAAAACTAAGAACTAAACCTAGAGGTTAAATAAATGTCAAAAGTGTTGTATGAAAAGGGTAAAGATAATTCAAAGAATTGGGATAAAGAACTTAATATGCCTAAAAGTGAAGTAGTTTATGGTATGCCTGATACAGTACCTTTGATTGATATTGATCATGAAGAATATATTGAATCTTATTTGGAAATAGATTTAAAGGATCTCTATGCTCCAAATAGTAAATATTCTCCAGAACAAAAGATAGCTGCTGCCTCTGCTTATCTTATCACTGGAACCTCTAGACAAGCTCAGAAATATTGTGGTGTGAGAGCAGATATCATTAGGGATTGGAAGACACGTTCTTCTTGGTGGCCCTCTGTATTTGCAGAGTGTAAAAAGAAGAAACAAGATGAATTAGATGCTCAATTCTCTCAAACTGTACATATTGCTATGGGTCAATTAAATGATAGGATTATCAATGGTGATGAGAAAATTGGTAGAGATGGTTCTGTAATACGATTAGGGATTGGTGGTAAGGATTTAGCTACCATCGTTGGTATTTTGTATGATAAACGAGCTTTACTGAGAGGTGATCCAACATCTAGGGTGGAGAATAATAAGGGTAAGGATGCAATGGCCCTACTCCAGAATAAATTTGAGGATATAGCACGACAACTTGAATCTAAGACTGTTGATGCTACCCATGAGGTAATAAAGGAGGATTCATAGTACAATGAGTGGTTCAAGATCTAAGAAATCAGGTGGTAAGTATGATGTTCCCGGTGCTAGGAATTATAAAGGGGAAGAATCTGAACAATCTAAAGAAAGAAGGAAAAGGAAAGTAGAGAAACTGGTAGAGAGTGAATCTATTGGAGGTAAAATGTCTAAGGAAAGAAGGAAAAGGAAGGAAGATATCAAAAAGGCTATGGAACGATGAGTGGTTCTAGACGTAATTATAGGGAAGAATACGATAAATATCAAGGTAAACCAGCACAGAAGAAGAGAAGAGCTAAAAGAAATGCAGCTCGTAGGAAGATGGAAAAGTCTGGTAAGGTAAGTAAAGGGGATGGTAAGGATGTGGATCATTCTAATGGAAACCCTAATGATAACTCTTCTAGTAATCTAAAAGTTAAATCAAAATCTAAGAATAGATCTTATGCAAGAACAAAAACAGCAGGAAAAAAGAATAAATCCAGCTAAAATAGACAAAGAACACTTTTAGTCATTTTTTGGTGTTAATTCTTTTGATAGGTATCTTTCTAGAAAGAATAAGGCTAATAAAGATGAAGTACAACAAAAATAATACTGTACGAAGACCTATGAAGGTTAATGAGAAACATTTTAATTCTGAATGGGATCGTATCTTTGGTAATAAAGAAGATAAGAAGAAAGAAGGGGATGGAAAGGTTTCGACAGGGTAAAAAGCCTACATAGGAATTACTCTGGACATCAGTTCGACTCTGATCATCTCCACCAATTTATTAACTCATCCTCTGGGAGGAACATAGTTCCCAAAACTTAGTAGCGGGGGTATTTTGGTGTTTTTATCAATATGTACTATAATAGTTCCATACACGAAAACACGGAGTTCAATCATGTTTTATATTGAAGAAGACTGGGACTGTTAGTAGTGCAGTCGAGATACTATAGAAAGAGCCGCAAGGCATTTTAGGTTCGATTCCTTTATCAACCACCAAATTAGAATAGGTAGAATATGGAATTAAATGCAGAGACAGTATATGGTTTTACTACCTCCTTATTGTTATCTCGCTTTGATAATCCCAAGCCGACACCTTCGTTCCATAAGGAGTTATGGGAATTAGTCTGTAGGCCAGATCCCAAAGTAGCGATTGCTGCGCCACGAGGTTAACTAAAGGTCTAGGCGCAATATAAATATAGGCAGCATGGCCTCGTAAGCTCTCTAATTGCTGGAACTTCCTTGAAATAGGACAATCAGCAGCCAAGCCTCGTATTAGAGGAAGGTTCAACGACTAGTCGAAAGACGTACACCTAAGTGGGTGGAAACGGGAGCCAATCTAAGTGAAAGTATTAGAGTTACAAGATACAATGGGAACTACAAATAAAGTTACTAATGAAATCTTGGAACTTAGAGACAAATTGAAAAAAGAAGTCCAATACTTAAATTCATTAGATTGAAGATATAGTCTGATCTATATGGTAACATATAGCTGGAATAATTTCCGAGATAAGATTAACGACCTTATTTGAACATATTGCATGCAAAAAGTACTGCTATAACCCACTCCTACACTCTAGCATCTGTCTTATTCCGTAAGGCACGTTTTGTTCTTGTTGTATCTGATACAGAGGGACAGGCAATACAGTTCCTTGGTGATATTAAAAGAGAATTAATAGAGAATGATGACCTAATTGAACTCTTTGGATTAAAGAGAAAGTTAGTTAAAGATACAGAATCTGTTGTTATTGCTGAATTTGAAGATGGTACTCAATTCCGTATAGATGCTAAGGGTAGTGAACAAAAATTACGTGGTACTAAATGGCGTAATACACGTCCAGATTTAATAGTTGGAGATGATCTTGAGAATGATGAGATTGTCTTAAATGAAGAAAGAAGGGATAAATTTAGAAGATGGTTCTTTAATGCCCTTTTACCAGCAGGGGGAGATCACTGTAAGGTAAGAATAGTAGGAACAATCTTACATATGGATTCCCTTCTAGAAAGACTAATGCCTCCTTGGGGGGGTAAACATACTAAAACAGATGGTATTAAGTTTTGGCTTGATGAGGAATATAGAGAAAGAGAGGATACTCCTTGGTTATCCATAAGATACCAAGCACATAGTCCCGATTTTAGTCAAATGTTATGGCCTGAGAAGTTTTCTCAGAAAAGATTAAAAAATATACGACTTGACTATGTACAACAAGGTTTTCCAGAGGGTTATTCACAAGAATACTTAAATTACCCAATTGATGAAGAGAATGCCTATTTCCAAGGTGATGATTTCTTACCAATTAAAGATAGAGAAGAGAACCTAGAATATTATATAGGATGTGATCTCGCTATCTCAGAGAAGGATAGGGCCGCTTTTACTGTTATGGTGGTAGCAGGTATGAATTCTCAAGGAAAATTGAAGGTAGTGGATGTCAGGAGGTTTCGTGGGGATTCTTTAGAGATTGTTGATGAATTATTTATATTACAACAAAGATATGAACCAGAACTCTTTATAATTGAAAAAGAAAATATTGCTAGATCTATAGGTCCCTTTCTTAATCAAGAAATGCAAAAAAGGGGGATATATCTAACTATTGATGATCCTACCCCTTCTCAAGATAAGATGAAGAGGGCACAGTCTATCAGAGCACGTCTTAGAGCTGGACAGATACAATTTGATATGGATGCCCATTGGTACCATAGTTTGTATACAGAGATGACACAATTCCCTCGTGGACAATATAAGGATCAGGTTGATGCTTTAGCTCATATAGGGTTAGCATTGGATAAAATGGTTGATCCTCCTACTGCTCAAGAGTTAGAAGAAGAATGGTGGGAAGAGGAAGAAAGTTTATATTTAATGGATATTGGGGCTAATCCCATAACTGGTTATTGAGACAATATATGCCAAATACTAATTTAGATTTAACACAAGTTAACCAATCACTAGAATCTTCTAATATTGCAGAGGGTTTAGATCAAGATATTCTAGATGGAATAGGTAAGGATATTGTTGATTATTATAAAGATGATTTAGAAAGTAGAAGTGATTGGGAAGATAAACATGAGGAATGGTTAAAATTAGCTACTCAGGTTATGGAAGATAAGAGTTTTCCTTGGCCGGGAGCTTCTAATAGTAAATATCCCCTATTATCTACTGCTGCATTACAATTCCATGCTAGAGCATATCCAGCACTAGTAAATGATCCTAAATTAGTTAAAACTAAAATATTAGGTAAAAGAGATGATCAGGGTTTAAAATTAGACCGAAGTAATCGTGTTTCTGATTACATGTCATATCAATTACTACATGAGATGGAAGATTGGCAAGACGATATGGATCGTCTTTTATATATCCTCCCTATAACTGGTCTTGCATTTAAAAAGACTTATTATAGCCCAAGTAAAAAAAATACAGTATCTGAGTTAGTATTAGCTAGAGACCTAGTCATTAATTATTATGCAGAAGATTTTGAAAAATCTCGTAAAACACATAGAATATGGCTTGATCAAAACGAAGTTAAAGAATATCAAAACTTGGATATCTATTTAAATATTGATCTCCAAGATCCTGATAAGCGTAGTCATTATGGTGTTGGTGATGAAATTACTGGACTCACTCAATCAGGTGATGAAAGTCCCCATGAAATTTTAGAGTGTCATACATGGTTAGATTTAGATGAAGATGGTTATAAAGAACCCTATATTGTTACTGTAGACCATGACAGTCAGAAAGTATTACGTATTGTAGCAAGATACACTTCAGAAAATATTGTTACTGGATTTGATGGTGAAATTCTTAAGATAACACCTACTGAGTATTTTACACAATACTCATTTATTCCTAATCCAGAAAGTAAAATATACTCGTTGGGTTTTGGTTCTTTGTTAGGACCACTTAATACATCAATCAATACCCTCCTAAATCAATTAACTGATGCTGGTACACTGAGTAATATGCAAGGTGGTTTTCTAGCAAAAGGTGTGCGTGTTAGGGGTGGTGCATTACGTTATAAGCCGGGTGAGTGGAAAACAGTACAATCTACTGGAGATGATTTACGTAAAGGTATCTACCCAATGCCTACCCGTGATCCTAGTAATGTATTATTTCAATTATTGGATATGTTAATTCAGTCTGGTGAAAGATTAGCATCTGTTAAAGATATTATGGTTGGAGAGAATCCCGGTCAAAATCAACCATATTCTACTACAGTTGCTGTACTTGAACAAGGTATGAAAGTATTTGTATCTATATACAAACGTATTTATAGATCATTGGGTAAAGAATATAAAAAGATATATCGTCTAAATAGTTATTATTTAGATAAAGAAAAATACTTTAATGTATTAGATGATGGACGTTTACAAACTATTAGATTAAGCGATTTTAATATGGATGATTTAGATATTATCCCCGGAGCTGATCCAAGTATCTTATCAGAAGCACATGCTATGGCTAAGGCACAATCCTTAGTAGAGAAATTATCAGCAGGATTCCCATTAAATCCATCATTAGTATTACGTCAAGTATTAGAAGCAGAAGGTCATGAGAATATTGATCAATTAATGGAAGTACAACCTCCTCAACCTGATTTTGAAACTCAATTAGAAATGGAAAAATTTGATCATCAGGTTAGATTAGAGACCGCTACCCATGAATTACAAGTAGCCAATACACAATATGAAGCTATGAAAGATTATGCATCGGCAATTGCTAACCTTGCTAAAGCTTCTGCAACAGAAAGTGGAATTGAAATAGATCAAGTAAATTCCCTTATTGATGGTATAGTAAAACAAGAAGGTATTTTAACTCAACGATTACAAGCTATAACTAGCTTGAAACAGGCAGAAGAAAAACCTACTCCAAATGGAGACACAAGTTCTAAATAGAAGAAAGAGAGGTAGTTTAGATGCTAAGAAATAGTACAACAGAATTATACGAAAGGGCAGAAGATGCTTTTAAAAGTATTCCAGAAGCTGAAGTAAATAGTTGGTGTAAACATCCTGTGACAAAATCCTTAATATTATCCTTACAAGGAGATATAGTAGGGCATTTTGATTCATGGTTGAATGGAGAATTCACCGGTAAATCAATGGATGAAACAACTCAAAAAAACTCCAAGGCTTTAGGTAGCGTGGCTGCTATTGAGTCAATCTTAGTATGGATAGAAGATGCTGGGACAGGAGATTTATATGATTAAACCAACAGGACATAGAGTTCTTATTAAACCGGATAAGGTTGAAAAGACTACTGCTTCAGGTATAATCTTATCAATAGATGAGAAACTTGAGAAAGGTGGGGTACAGAAAGGTCTCCTAGTAGATCATGGGGATCAGGCTTGGAAAGCATTCAGTATTGATTTTAGTGGTAAACCTTGGGCAAATAAAGGTGATTATATTTACTTTTCTAGATATGCTGGAAAGTTTGTACAAGATCCGGCAGACCCAGAAACTGAGTATATGATCATGAATGATGAAGATATCTTAGGGGTAATCACTGAAGAAATTCCTGAATATATGTCTAATAAAACACAAGAGAAATTAAACAATAGAGAAGGTGTAGAATATGTCTGAAGAAAATTTAGATCTTGATTTAGAAAGAGAAGAAATTAATGAAGAAGAAGTAAAATTATCCCCTGCTGAAGAGAAGGCAATGGCTTCAGGGTGGAGACCAGAAGATGAGTGGACTGGAGAGCCTGATGATTGGGTTGATGCTAAAACCTTTAATCGTAATGGTGAATTTATGTCACGAATTCAACAACAATCTAAGCAATTAAACTCTTATACAAGTGAGATTGATAACTTAAAGAGTGCAATGAAAGCATTAGGTGAACATAATAAAAAGATTGCTGAACAAGAATACAAAAAGGCATTATCTGCTCTTAAAAAAGAAAAGATTGATGCCTTGGAAGATGATGATCATGCATCGGTTGTAGAAATTGATGAAAAGATGGATGAACTAAAAGAAGCTAAGAAGGCTGCTGAAAACTCTTTACCGTCAGAAGAAGAACACCCTGCTGATAATACAGAGTTAGCCCCTAATCCAGCATTTGTTGAATGGGCTGGTGAAAATAGTTGGTACCATAATGATATATCATTGAGGGGTGCTGCTGATGCTATTGGTATGGAATATGCTGATAGAAATCAAGGTGCTCCGATTGAAGATGTTTTAAAATATGTCACTTCTGAAATGAAGAGGAAATTTCCTCATAATTTCGGTAACGAAAGACAGGTAAGTGCTGGTACTGTTACAGAAAAAACAGGTACTGGTAAACGGCCTAAAAAATCTAAATATACTGAAAAAGATTTAAGTGATGAACAAAGACAATTCGCTAAAATGTTTGTAGATACTGGAGCTTTTGAGAATGTACAAGAATATGTTGATCAGCTTGTAGATTCTGGTGAGCTTTAAGATTAGATAAAAACTTATAATTAGGAGAAAGTAATATGACACAACAAGAAGTTGGAACTGTTAAGAGAGGACGAGGAAGACCTCGTAAAGATGATGTAAGCCGTGCTGAAGACGTTTCAGGTCGTCCAGCTAAACGCGTACCTGTCTCTGGTAATCGAGACATCCTTACTGTAGAAGGTAAAGACCCAGCATTTTCATATCGTTGGATCTTGGATGGTGATGAAAGTGGACAACGTATCCAAAAGTTCCAACGAGCTTGGTGGGAATTTGTACGTAGTGATGATGGACAGCATACTGTTGGTCAGGACATGGTTTATCAAACTGATAATGTAGGCTCGATTATTCGAGTACCTGCTGGTAGCGGTAAGTTCTATTACCTTATGCGTATTCCTAAAGAATATTATGAGGAAGATCAGAAAGCAAAACAAGCTGATATAACTGACAGAGAACAAGCTATTACACAAACTGACAGTGATAATGGACAATATGGTGATATTAAACTCTCAAGAGACTAGTAACCATATAGGACGTAATCATTGTCTATTTTAAAAACTTATAATTAAGGAGTTATAAATATGGCTAATGTTGATCGTCCTAATGGCTTTCGAGCTGTAAAGACTGTTAGCGGTGCTCCAGTAAATTCATTGATTCGTTCAGTGGGTGTAGCGGACGGCGCTGACATTTTCGTAGGAGATGCATTACAGTTATCTTCTGGACTTGCACAAGCCCTTGCGGTTGAAGGTGTATGTCTAGGTGTTGCTGTAGGCTTTGGTAAGAAAGATACAATGTCACAAAAATCAGGTGGCCCTTTCAATCCAGATGCTCTTACTACACGTTATTATGATGACAGTGCATCTACAAACACTGATTGGGTAGTGTATTATATTCCTGCTGAAGATGTAATTTTTGAAGCACAGGTTGATGATACTGCTGCTACATTGGTTGTTGGGGAAGCTCAAGATATCCTAGCAACTGCTGGTAATACAACTACAGGTATCTCTAATCATGAAATTAATGGTGATGCATTGACTAATGATGGTGATGTTGTTGTTGTTGAAATCCCTGATATTGTTGGAAATGATCCTACTTTAGCGTTTGGTCGCTATTGGGTTAAGTTCGTCAATACTCAGTTTAATAACGTATAATAGGAGGCTATGAAAAATGGCAATTACTAGTTCAAATTTTGCAAAGTTATTATGGCCCGGTATTAATTCAATATATGGTAAAGCATATGCTGAACATAGCGTAGAATACACCGACCTATTTGATGAATTCAAATCAGGTAAAGCTTATGAAGAAGACTTAGGTGTTTCTAGTTTCGGCCTTGCATCCCGTAAGGGTGAAGGTAACGGTATCGCGTATGACGAAGAGAATCAAGCATTCTTAACCCGTTATAATCATATTGTATATGGTTTAGGTTTTGTGATTACTCGTGAAATGGTAGAAGATGACCAATATGGTGTAGTGGGTGATAGACGCTCTCGTGCATTGGCATTCTCTATGCGTCAAACAAAAGAAACCGTCGGTGCTAATGTTTACAATCGTGCATTCAACAGTACTTATGCTGGTGGTGACGGTTTAGAGATGTGTTCTACAGCTCATTTGAATCATTCAGGTGGTACATGGGCTAATGAATTGGCAACCGCTGCTGATTTATCTGAAGCTTCTCTAGAGCAAGCATGTATTGATATCATGAAGTTTACTAATGATCGTGGTCTAAAGATTTCTGTTATGCCCCAATCATTAATTATTCCTTCTGATTTGGTATTTGAAGCAGAACGTATTCTTCAATCTCCATACCGTGTAGGTACTGCTGATAATGATGTAAACGCTTTAAAACAAATGGGTAAATTCCCCGGTGGTGTTAAAGTTAATCATTATCTAACAGATGCCGATGCTTGGTTTATCCGTACTAATGTACAGGATGGTATGAAGTGTTTTAATCGTCGTCCAATGAGCTTTGCTCTTGATAACGATTTTGATACTGAAAATGCTAAGTTCAAAGCTACAGAGCGTTACAGCTTTGGTTGGACTGATCCTCGTGCAATATTCGGATCTCCGGGGGCCTGATCTATTAACTAGCCATATACCTGACCTATAAGGAGGACAACATGGCAAAACTTAAAACAAAGAAAGAAAGACATCCACTATATAATTCATGGGCTTGGATGAGAAGAATGCATACAAAGTTTAATGTTTGTGATGAATGGTATAATGATTTCTATTTGTTTGTAGATCAAATAGGAGAAAGACCTTCTAAACAACATAGACTGAATCGTATAGATTCTTCAAAAGGATTTTCTATTGATAATTGTGAATGGAAAAAGATTATTAAATCTAATTCCAAAGCAGAGTATCAGAAGAAGTGGCGTAAAACTAATCCTGATAAAGCTAAGAATAATGAACTAAACAGAATGTATGGATTAACTCTAGAAGAATACCATACTTTAAGTCTCAATCAAAACCACGTATGTAAAATATGTGGAGAGATAGAGCCTTATAATAATTCTTTAGCAGTTGATCATTGTCATAAGACTGGAAAAGTGCGTGGCCTTCTTTGTTCTAATTGTAATAGAGCGTTGGGTTTTATGAAAGATTCTGTTGAAATACTACAGAATGCGATTAAATACCTCAAGTAATACCCCCGATAGGGAATATTAGGTTCTACCTAACAATTGGGGTGAAAAGCCCCATCCTTATTTATTAAACTATAGATCCCTGAGATATGGGAGTTGACTGCCTTATGCCAAGGCTAGGAGAAATAATATGGCTGCGAATGAAAGTACGAAAGCAACACATTTTTCAAATATTGATATAGGTACTGCAAATGGTGGAGGTGCTATTAAAGTAGCAGGCACTCAAGTATTAGGAGCACAATCTGCTGCTGAGGCTGATGTTTCTGCACCTACTGCGTATTCTGCACATGCCAGTGGAGCAACTGCTGTAACATCTAATGCTGCTACAGATTTAGATACTACTGCCGCTGCTTTAGCCACACTGGTAACAGAAGTTACAGCTATCGAGAATAAACTTAATGCACTACTGGCTAAATTACGTACTCATGGCATTATTGCTACATAATAAGGGGATTAATAATGGCTACAGTTAAAACAATGGTTTCTGGAAATAGAAAGCTAGTTGTGAATATAACAGGTGCTTTCAGTGTTTCTGATGAATCTAATGTAGTAGTTATTGATCGTTCCTCTCTTACCGGCCCGGATGGAGTTAATATTCCGGGTCGTATCCGAGTAGATGAAGTTACTTGGGCAGTAGGTGTCGGGTTTGATTATGTACTATTAGATTGGGATGACGCTACTGATGAAGTAATTGAATATTTCCAAGGACAGGGATATATGGATTATAGACCTTTCGGAGGTAAGAGTATGGCAGGGGATCCAACTACAGATACAGAAGGTGATATACAATTAACAACTTCTGGTGGAGCTGCTGGTGATACATATTCATTTATATTACATTGCACTCTTAAAAATTAATAGGTTAAATTATGACTGATAAAGATGAAAAAACTAAAGTTAGCTATTCTGCTATCTCTGGTGAGTTACGTAAGAGTGCTCGTTTATATGAGGTATTTAAACACGCCTCAGAAGCTGCTGATATTCTAGCTAATTTTGAGAGAGAAGAAAAGGCAGCTTCTATACGTATCTCAATTTTGAATAAAGAATTAAAATCTTTAGATGATAAATGTGATGAGTCTTATTTAAAACAACAAAAAGCTGAAAAAGAAGCTAAAGATGCTTTAGAGGAAAAACTAGATATACTTAACAAAGCCCGTATAGATGCTGAGGGTATTAAAAGTAGAGCTACTAATCAAGTAGATAAGATTCTATCTGAAGCTAGAAATGAATTAAATAATATTCAATCTGATATTGAAAAAGCCAAGGATGATGCTCATAAAGCTAATGTAGCTAAAGAGTCTGCTCTAAAATCTCTATCTAAAGTTGAAAAACAGATGAAGGAAGCTAAGGATAAATTCCTAAACACATTAGGATAATTCTTATTTTTTTATTTATAATATTTATTAATTGGATCAATAATGGCTGATTATTGTTTTGAGGTCGTAATATCACCCTCCACTCACACTATAGCTGACCCCGAAAAAGACGCGGCACGATGGGCGAGAGGTGATATTGTAGAAATCTACCCCGCTGAACAAATGGGCGTACGTTCTGGAAATATCTATACACCGAACAACCCCGTAGGTATGCCGCGTACTGGCTGGGTTTTTATTCGTGATGTACCTGATAATATTCCCGCTATTGGCAACATCACTTTAGAATTTCTTCGTAAAATATTTGTTAATGGATGGACGGATAACACGGGAAGGTTATTGAGAAAGCGTAACTTTACAATAGACCAAGTACCTAATGCGTTTAGAATACAAATGCGTGATAACCGTTATGCTACCGTATCTTACGCAAATGCAAAGCCTTATATCTGGAATAAGCGGTATAATCGTTTGTTGGATGAATTGCAGGACTTAGCAAATGGCTGAGGTAACGCGCTACATTAATACTGATTCATCAGGCGGTGACGGAACTACTAATAATACTTCTGGCGCAACTGCGGCTTATGCTTCTGCTGCTTCATGGGAATCTAATGAGCAAGATGATCTAGTAACAGCCACAGATAATCATGTTGTTAATGCTTCGTGTCCCTCTGGAACGGCAGATGGGCGCTTTATTATCGATGGCTGGACAACAAGCGCCGCCTACGATGTTCAGTTTAAAGGCGATAATAATGCTCTAGTCTTTAATGATACTGATAAATATCATATTGCATTTACGCCTAATGGAAGTTATCAGTACGGGGTTTGGATTCGTGATGAATATATAACAATGTCAGGTGGTCAGGTGCATACAGGCGCACAAGGAGTCTATACAGATATAAACGGAATATTTGTTGACGGGAGCTTGGCGGGTATTTATATAGAGAATTTCGGAGTCTATAACAATTCTGGAACACGTTATACAGATGCAAATAGCCACGGAATTAATTTACAGTGGGGAAGCACCCCTATTTATGTAAGTAACTGTGTCATGGTCAGGTTTTATGAGGGGTTACATACACCAGCACTTTATACAACAGAGGCTGATTCTTATAAAATATATTCTAATACAGCTAACGACAACGAAACGGGCTTTCATTTTGAAAATACTACGGCTAGGAGTCGAAACAATATTGGTGCTAATAACGGGACTGATTTTGTCGAAGCTACTGGAGATTGGCATGATTATAATCTGTCAACAGACGCTTCAGCCGATGGCGCAAATTCAGTCACGAGTGGATCAGTCACATTTACTAGTACCACAGCAGGATCATGGGATTTTCATTTAGCCAATGACACAACAGATGCCGCAGGCGCAGGAGCAGACTTAGACGCAGATACCTACTATCCTGTTACAATAGACGCAGATGGAGACACGCGACACGCTACTGCACCTGATATTGGCGCAGATGAATTCGTGTCATCAGGCGCAACCGCCTTACCTTTTAGAATGAGATACTAATATGCACACTTACGTAATCAAAAAAGGATCAACAGATGTCTCTATTGAGCTGGAGATTATCGATTCAACAGCAGGCACACCTGAAACGGGCGTAGTCTGGAATACCGCCGGAATAGACCTCCAATACCGGCGAGATGGTGCAGTTTCTACCGCTATTACAGAGGCTACCTTAGCCTCATTAACCACCGCACACACAGATGGTGGATTCTTACATATTGGAAACGGGGTTTATCGTTTTGATCTTCCCGATGCCGCAGTCGCTTCGGGCGTTGATAAAGTTGTGATTCACGGTACAGTAACCGGTATGATTGTTATCCCGTGTGTTATCCAGTTAGTCGATTATGACCCTTTTGACGCCACACGATTAGGACTCACCGCATTGCCTAATGCTGCCGCCGATGCCGCGGGAGGTTTACCGATTAGTGATGCGGGTGGACTAGATTTGGACACTAAGCTTGCTAATACAAATGAGATAACAGTCGCAAGAATGGGTGCATTAACCGACTGGATAAATGGCGGTCGTTTGGACTTAATTCTTGATATTATAGCGGCAGACACCACAACAGATATTCCTGCTTTAATTGCAACTGCTCAAGCAGACCTTGATATTATTACAGACTCAGACGGTGTTGTTCTGGGTTCAGCCGGTGTAGACCTTATATGGGATGAACCTATTAGTGGTCATCAAACACTTGGTACTACGGGGCGATCTCAAACACTAAGCTCAACAATATTATCAGAGACAACTGCCGCAGGAACGCCCACGACCACAACAGTCGATCTCACCTCGGGTTCTGCTGTAGATGACTTCTATAATGACATGATAATTATCCCAACTAGCGGAGCATTAGCTGGACAAGCCAGAACAATAACAGATTATGTAGGCTCTACGAGAACTGTAACCGTTGATGAGCCATGGACTTCAGCCTTATCTGCTACCGATGGAATATTTATTAAATCCACCCATGTCCACCCAGTAACACAGATTAGAGCAGAAATTGACTCAAATAGCACTCAACTAGCCGCTATATTGGAAGATACATCCTCAATAGGGATAACTAAAAATACTGCTTTCAATAATTTAGAGTTCTTGATGGTTGATGCAACAGATTATTCTACACCTGAGGTTGGATTAACTGTAACAGGACAGATGAGTATTGATGGTGCATCCTTTGTATCCGTTAATGGAACAATATCAGAAGTTTCTAATGGGATATATCAAATAGACTTAACAGCAGCAGACACTAATGGTGATGTAATTACTTATAGATTTAGTGCTACAGGAGCAGCAGATACTTTTGTAACTGTTAAAACAAGGGCATGATAATTCATTGGAATACTCGGAATAATCCACAAATATTTATCGGTATTGGTAATATAGGAACACACATAACATCACCTACTATTACTATTGATGGTGCTGTTAAAATTAATAGTATGCTTGCTGCACAACATGTAAGACGTTCTATGTATAGAGGTAGGGGAAGATAATGAGTTCTCATGGTAAACATATATTTAATCCCGGATATAAAGAAGGTGATAATTGGGTAGAATGTGATGTTTGTGGTATGGACATTTATGCGTCTGATATTAAACGTAGATGGGATGGAATGCTAGTATGTTCTGAAGACTATGAAGTTAGACACCCACAAGATTTTGTTAGATCACGTAAAGATAAAATATCTGCTACAATAGTTAATCCTTCATCAGAAGGAACTGATGTAAGCCCAACAGTATCTGACCAAGGTGCTGATACTACTATTCCTACAGGAACATTTAATGAGAACACGCTATGATTAGTACATTTATATATTTAAATGTATCTTTCGTTATACGTATGGTGATAATTTTTACCATAATGATGAAGTATTATAATTGGGTCATAGAACAAGATACAAAATTTAAAATTATTTTATGGAATATTACTGAATGGCCTTTTAAAGCTTTTGCAGCAATATTCTTTGTACTTGATATTATGTATAATTGGGTTATGTCTCTATACTCATTTGAATTACCCTCTGTGTGGGATGAGACTGTATCAAATAGATTAAAAAGGTGGATTAAGATGGATGGGGTTAAAAAGTCTTTTGCTAGATTAATGCAGAGAATATTAAATTTTTCAGATCCGGGACATATATAATGGCAACTTCGGGAAGTATTGATTTCTCTGTATCTAGGGATGATATTATAACAGAAGCCTTAGAGCAAATGGGTGTTTTAGCTGAGGGACAATCTCCTTCCTCTGACCAATTAACATCAATGTCACGTACACTAAATATGTTAGTTAAGGCCCTTCAAGGTGATGGGTTGAATCTGTTTGCCTTGCAAAAATTATATGTATATTTGGAGAAGAATAAAAATGAATATAGTTTAAGCAGTACAACCACAGATCATTTTTCTTCTGAGTACAATAGAACTACAACCTCGGCTGTATCATCAAGTACTGATACTACAATAACAGTTACATCTATTAGTAATATGGTGTCAGGGGATTATATAGGCATCAAACTAGATGATGGAACTATGCAATGGACTACTATTAATGGTACTCCATCAGGATCTACTGTAACTCTTACAGATGCCTTAACTGATGACGTTTCTAGTGGAGTAACAGTATATTTTTATACATCTAAAGCTAATCGTCCTATGAAGATTAGTAATTCTATGATTACTAATAGTATAGATAATAATGATACTCCTATATGGACGATGAGTAGACAGGAATATATTGAGTTACCAAACAAGACTAATGATGGGTCTACCAATCAAATATATTATGATCCTCAGGTAGGAACAGGAAAATTGTTTGTATGGCCCGAAACGGATAGTGTAGATAAATATTTAACCTTATGGGTACAGCGTACTCTAGAGGATTTTGATGCGGCAAATGATGATGCTGATTTTCCCCAAGAATGGTATCTAACATTATCATTTAATCTAGCTGCCTTATCTTGTACTAAATATGGTGTACCTAGATTTGAGAGATCTTATATCAGAGAAATGGCTATGATGTATTTAGATTTAGCTAGGTCTTTTGATATAGAAGACGGTTTCCAATTACAGCCTGAGAATAATCCTTATGGCTGAGTTTAGATTACCTGTAGCTAGAAATATGAAGATTTCCTCTTTCTCAGGGGGTACTGTTACTGATTATTCCTCTTATATGGAGAATGCTATAGTTAGTAAAGTAGAATCTGATACTGGAGAAAGAATAGTAGCTACTCAGAGACCTTCTATTAATATGTTGTATGATGCTTCTGATACCGTAGTAAAGGATAAAGGAAGGGGAATCTATTACTGGGACGCTGCAACTTCTGATTATTTTATTAATGATGATACAATTTATAAAGTAAACTATGATACTGTTATTGGAACAATAACATCTGGTACTGGTAAATGTTCTTTTCATGAAGTTGGTTCAGTACTAGTTGTTGTGGATCCAGAAAATAATGAAGTATGGACAATAACAACAGCGGGAGTATTGGCTCAGGTAACTGATGTAGATCTACCTTCTACTATAGCTGGGGGAGGAACTACTTTAGACGGCTATTTGTTCTTAATAGATGATTCAGGGATTATTTACCATAGTGATTTAGACGATGCTACATCTTGGACCTCTACTAATTTTGTAGAGGCTGAAAGAGAATCCGATGACGGTGTATATTTAGGAAGACATCATGACCATATTGTAGTATGTGGTAGATCAACTATTGAATTCTTTTATAATGCTGCCAATCCTGTAGGTTCTGTAATATCCCGTAGGCAAGACATCTTCTATAATATAGGGTGTCCTTATGAGGATGGTATCTGGGAAGATGGGGATGATTTATATTTTATAGGTAGAACCCAACGAGGTGACTATGGGGTATACCATATATCTAATTTTAAATTACAACAAATTAGTGATCCAGAATTTAACTCATTTTTAACTAATACTTATGCAGATGGTTCATTTTTTCCATTAGTTTCTGGTTTTGCTGCGAGAGGTCATACTTTTATAGCGGTAACATTACATACTACACCAGATGCTATTAGCCCTGTTATTACATTTGTATATGATAAAACTACTGGTTTATGGGGTGTATGGAATTCTTCTATGTCAGAATTATCCTCTATTAGTGGTTTTCCTGTTATAGATTGGACTACTTCATCTGCATCTAGATTTGGAACAGGTATCCTTACTAATGGTGATTTAATAACACTGAAAGATACTTTTTCACCTATAGACCAGTTTGATATAAAATATTATATAGAAAATGAAGATGATTATGTTGTTACTGATTATATAGCCCCCTTTGGATCACTAGTAGGTTCTAATATTAATTTTATATTAAGGGTTGGACATATTGATTCTAACAGTAATAAGGGTAAGTTTGGACGTACATTAGAGTATGTTGGGGATTATACATCGAATCCTCAAACCTTAACAATTAAATGGTCTGATACTGATCACTCTACTTTTACTTCTACTAGAACAGTTGATACTTCTAAAAGGGAGAAATTAAGCCGTATTGGTAAATATGGCCGTAGGACATATCAATTAGAATATAGCGGGGATGAAGTATTCAGGATAGAGGCTTTAAACTACGATGTCTCTGGGGGTTCTTCATGAGTCATATAAGAATTAGTCCCCCACCATATACATTAGAGTTTGATAGTGTATGGCGTACATGGTTGAATAATATATTTGAACGTATAGGTAATGGGCCTTTCATGATTAAAGGGTATACCGTTGCTACAGTCCCTGATGCTAATATGTACTCAGATGGTACAGATTTTAGTTCAATAATTTATGTTTCAGATGAGACGGGTGGTTCTACATTAGCGTTTACCGATGGTACAAACTGGCGTAGGGTTCAAGATAGAGCAATTATAGCTTAGGAATTTAAAATATGGCAACAATAGTTACAAGAAGTGGAAAGGGAAGTGCTCTATCTCATACAGAGATGGATGCTAACTTTACTAATCTGAATAATGACAAAGCTGAATTAAGTGGAGCGACATTTACTGGAAGTATTTCAGACCCAAATGGTCTTTTACCATTTCCATCTGGTACATTAATGCTATTCCAGCAAACCGCAGCCCCTACAGGATGGACGAAACAAACTACCCATAACGATAAAGCTTTGAGAGTAGTGAGTGGAACAGTAGGGAGTGGAGGCACAGGTGCGTTTACCACTACGTTTGGTAGCGGAAAATCAACAGATAGCTTTACACTTCTTGAGGCACACATACCCTCACATACTCATGGCGCGTCTGGAACGCATACACATGATATATCCCATTATAAGGTTGGTAGTGGCTCATCATCGGGAGAGATTAGCACTACCTCCAACTCAAATAATGAAACACCAACAACGAACGCAGGTGGCAATCATACTCACGCATCGTTCGGTGGCGGTGGTGGCCATTCTCATGGATTAACTAATTTTGATTTACAATATGTTGATTTAATTATAGCGAGCAAAGACTAATGCGTAAAAGTGATGGAACATATTGTCCTTTAATTAAAAAAGATTGCATCGAGTTTAAATGTAAATTTTTCCAGAAACTGAGGGGTGCAGATCCACAATCAGGTGAACCAGTGGATGAATATGATTGCGCTATTTTGTGGAATAATATTTTATTAATTGAAAATTCCCAAATGCAACGACAGACTGGAGCAGCAGTTGAATCATTTAGAAACAATATGGTAGATCAGAATAATTTGTTATTAAATAAAGATATATTACTGATTAATGATGAATAATAAAACTAAATACTTGTAGGGAGAATTCGTAGTATTTAATACTATAAATATTATGGAATATAAAGAAGAAAACTATAAACATATTATCAGGGAGATGGATAAACTAATTCCAAAATTTGCTGAGGAAGTAGATATATATCCTGATAAACAAATTCCAGATTTTAATCATGAATTATTATCGAGTATTGAAGACTTACAGGTAATCACAGCTAGAGAAAACGGTGAGTTAGTAGGTTTTCATGTATCTTTTATACAGTATGATATATTTTATAAAAACTTATTAACTTGTGCAGTTTTATTCTATTATCTATTACCTGAAAATAGAGGTAATGGTAATGGAACAGGGATGTTTGAATACGCAGAAAAATTGTATAAAGACAAAAAAGTTAAGAGAGTGTTTATGTCTAGAAAGATTCATATAGACAATGAAAAAATGTTTAAAAAACTAGGGTATTCCCATATTGAAGCTAACTATACTAAGAGTATAAAATGATTAAAATTAATGATATATTGAACTTTATAAATCCTCTTAAAGTTATTAAAGGTTTTATTGACTCTAGTACTTTAAGTTTGTCTACTGCATTTTCAGTCGGGCTTGGTCTTGTTTCTTCTAGGAAAGCCTCTAAGCAAGCTGCTGCTGGACAGGCTGCTGGTCTATCACAACAACAAAGATCATTAGAAGAGCAGAAAAGACAATATGATATAGGTCAGGCTAATCTTGCCCCCTATCGTGAAGCAGGGCAAAGAGGTCTTGAAACATATGAACAGATGCTTGCTCAGGATCAGCTACCTAAATGGGGTGGTTTTGGGCTAGATCAATACAGAGAAGATCCGGGATATCAGTTCCGTCTAAGTCAAGGATACCAAGGACTAGAGCGTATGGCTGCTCGTGGGGGTGAAAGGTTCTCTGGTAAATTAGGGATAGGTTTACAGGATTATGGTCAACGTATGGCAGCCCAAGAATTTCAAGCTGCTCGTGGTAGATCATTACAAGACTATCAATTGAGAAGGGGGGAGGGTATATTCCGTCTTGGACAATACTCTAATCTTGCTTCTACTGGACAACAAGCAGCAGGTGCTGCATCTAATTTAGGTGCTCAATATGCTGGTTCTGTAAGTGATATTAATAGGGGGATCGCAGGATATCAATCTGATATAGGTAAAGCAAGGGCTGCTGGTACACTAGGAATAGCGAATACTTTAACTAGTGGATTAGCTGCGTATCAATACGGGAGAGGCTACCAACAGCCTGCTTTTGGTGGATATGGTTCCCCCTACCAATCAACTTGGATAGGAGATACAGGGGCTACCCAAGCAGGTATGTTGGTTGAACAAAATGCAGGATTTAACTAATGGGAATTTTAGAAGAGATCGCCAGAGGTACTAAAGTCTCCCCCCTTGATATAGCTCAGGCCGAAGGTAAAGGGAGAAGAGACTATTTATCAGAGCAGAATGTCCAACAAGAGTTACAGATGAAAGCTCTTAAGATGGAGGACTGGTTAACTGAGAGGGATCGTAAGACTAGATTAAGAGCATCTCTAGAGGGTTCTGGATTTAGTACTCCTGAAGAAACTCGTAAATCTTCTGAGATTGCTATGGGATTAGGTGAATATAAGACTGCTATGGAGATGGAGCAATTAGCACTTAAACAAATACCTAAGAAAGATAAAAAATATGGCAATATGAAACCTATTTATTCTAATGGTCAAATGATTGGTTATGCTCAGAAAGATGAGAAAGGGCAACTCCATAATTTCAAGACATTAAAATCTATAACAGGGAAGGAATCACTAACTAAAGTAACTAAGCCTTCTAGACCTAGTAAAGAGCAGATTGAAACTGCTACTGATTGGGTAAAACAAAGTGAATCTTTTGGAGAAGAGGGTTGGGGATTTGGATTTAGTTCAAAGGATAATAGAGTTTTAGGACGTACTATTGCTTCCAGAGCACAAAAACTAATAGTTGATGCTAAACAATTAAATCAGTCTATTAGTGATGAAGAGGCTATGGATTTAGCTGCCCAAGAGATTGAAGCGTTAGGAAGTACTATTTATGAAGAAACTTTATTTGGTTCTGGTAAAAAACTAAAAGAAGAAAATATAAAATTTAATCCCGGAATGAGTAAAGTATTATTAGATTACTTTGGTGTTGATAGAGATGAGGGAGGTATCGAGACTTGGACAGAAGATGGTTATGAATACCGTAAGTTACCAGATGGTACCGTACAGCGTAGGAAAATATAATGGCTGAATGGGAGAATGTATCAGGACCCACTGTATCTGAAGGAGGTTGGGAAAATGTACCTTCAGAAATACCTACAGATTATAATGATGAACCTAAAGGTGAGATGAAGCCTATAAAAGGTTTTGAGAGATTACGATCGCCTATAGAATTAATTAAGGAAGAGAGTATTCCTGCTCATCTAATTAATTGGTTAACTACTCCAGAAAGTACATACCGTAAGAAAGAAAGAATAGAGAAGGATGAATTCATTAAGAGTATCCCTATTTTGGACTCTATGAATGAAAGACTTGATGAGATTGAATGGATATCAGGACAAGATGGGTATACTAAGGATTTAGAGGACGAACATAACAAATTAATTGATGCCTATGGTACTATGTATCAGAAGATGGAAAAGGCTTATGATGCTGGTGAATTAGAGAGCGGTTTCTCTTGGGAAGGTTTTAAAGAGGCTGTATCTGAGGATCCTTCTGGTATGTTAGCGGAGGTGGCTAATACCTTTATGGCTGATCCAGAACTATTACTTACTCCTATTGGTTGGGAGTATGCTGCTGCTAAAGCTGGGGTTGCTGCTAAGGGGATAGGTGCATCTAATAAAGTACAGGAGATTTCAAAAGTAACTGCTGGTGTGGGAGGTTCGGCTGCCTTGGGAGGAGGAATAGCTGCTGCGGATAATTTATCCAGACAGTTATCGGAGAAGGGAAAGGTTAATCCAGATGAAGTGGTTACGTCCGCTAAGATTGGAGCTATTGCTGCCCCTATACTTATTGGTGGTTTTAAAGCTGCTAAATGGGGTACAAAAGAATTAGGTGCTGCTAACTTTAATAGACAATTTAAAAAATCTATTGGTAAAATAGAAGTTAAGGCCCAAGAATTTAAAGCTAAGGGGCTAGCGGATGATGAACAAGCAGTAAAAAGAGCTATTAATGAGTCTTATATACCAAACAAGGTACGTAAAGAATTAGCTAAGAGACATGATTGGATAAGAGATATTAACCTTAGTGATGATGCTATTAAGGTAAAGTATGATAAAATCACTAAAGATGCTGATTCTATTAAAGGTAAGATGTATTCTGGTTTATCTAAAGCCCATAAGTTTACTCAGGATGTATTTGGTAATCTATCTACTGAGATAGGACTTATTCATAGTAATCTAAGACATACTATTAAGCGTCTTGACATGGACACAGCTATAGCTATGAAACATGGTCTTGACGTTAAAGATAGCTTAAAGAAAGTATATGATGGTCTTGATGATAGTACTAAGATTGATTTTAACATTGCATTAGGTAATGGGAATAAAGGAATTGTAAGGGAGTTAATTGGAAAAAGTAATGCATCTCCAGAGGCTAAGGCTAATATAGAGAATAAGATCTATGATTACTTTACTGATGTTTATAATCGTTCCGAAGTAGCGGGAATGGGTCTTAAGAAATTAGATAATTATTTCCCTATGGAAGTAAAAGATTATGCTAAGTATGCTAGGTATATGGGGTTTGAAGCCAGATATATTGATGAGGTCTTATCAAATACTATTAATAGTAAATTTAAACTCTCAGGACCTAATAAGGTTAAGAGTCATGTTACTATGAAAGAAGCTTCTAAATATTTAAATAGGGATGAAATTTCAGAAGCATTAAATAAGGCATTATCTACCCCATATAAAGGCGGCGGTAGAACCACAACCCATATGAAAAGTAGGGTTATTGGTGAATATAATAGGGAAAATATAGATTTCTATAGAGATCCTATTGAATCTTTTGCTAACTATGTTACTTCTATAGAACCAAGGATAATGGAAACTATGTTCTTTGGTGGAAAGAAAGGATCTACTGTTCCCCATTCAGGATTTATATCTAATTCTATTGGGGGTATGGTTAAAAGATTATTTGATAATGGAGAAATAATTGCTGATGATATCCCACGTTTAGAAGAATTATTAACAGCTAGATTTGTAGAGGGTACAAGAGCACCACATAAAGCCATATCGGGCCTTAAGAATATTCTTTATTCTGCTACTTTAGGTAATCCATTATCTGCTATGACCCAATTAGGTGATGTTGGTAATAGTGCATATATTACTGGTGTAATGGAAACAGTACGTACTGTACCTTTAGTTATTGGTAGAAAAGTATCTCTTACTATGGAAGACTTTGGGCTTAATAATATAGTTCAAGAGTTTGAGCATCTAGGGACTACTGCTAAGATATTAGATAAATCATTAGGTTGGTCGGGGTTCAAAGCTATTGATAGGCTTGGTAAAGAGACTGTAATTAATGCATCTTTACACAAGTTTGGTAAAATGGCTAAAACTAAGAAAGGTAGAAATAAACTTATAGATAAATATAAGGATGCTTATACACCTGAACAAATGAGTAACTTACTTAATGATTTAAAAATAGGTAGGACTACTCCTGATGTTAAGTATATGTTATGGCATGAATTAACACGTATACAACCTGTATCTTTATCTGAGATGCCTGTATCATACTTAAGACATCCTAATGCTAGAATTTTCTATATGCTTAAAACCTTTACACTAAAACAATTAGATTTAGTCCGTAGAGAGGCATATCAAAAAATAAGAGGAGGTGATCCTGTCACTGGGTTATCTAATCTAGCTAAATGGACAGGTATCTTAGGATTATCTAATGCTACTGTTGAACAAAGCAAAGCATGGATAAGGGGAGAAGATGTAGAATTTGAAGATATGGTTATAGCCCAGATGTATAGAAACTATGGATTATCTAAATATGTTTTAGATCAGATTGGGAGAGGAGACCCATTGGTAGCTATGACTACTTTAGCTATGCCCCCTGTAGGTATATTTGATGATGCAGTAAAAGATTTAATGAACTTCGGAGAAAGTTTCAATTCACTCAAACACGTACCTCCTTATGGTAAGGGTTTGTATTACTTACTAGATATGGAGAATAAATAATGAGTAGTAATCATGTTAATGAAGTTATTAAGCATAGTGCTGATGGTGTTGCTGGATTTGTAACAGTGGGGGCTATAATTGAGTTACTTCCCCCTATAGCTGCTGCATTTACTATTGCATGGACTGGTTTAAGGATATGGATAATTCTATCTAATAGAATACGTACTGGTAAATGGAAAGATTAGTAAATAAAACTAATCCAAAAATAAAGCCCCAATAAGGGGCTTTTTTATTACCTATTGTTTTTTAAATGAGTTAACCCCATTTACACCAAAACTAGCTGTAACTATAGAACCCCAAGCTGCTGTTATAGGTAAGAATAATTCCTTCATAGCAGACATTGCTTCCTTAGAACCATTGGCATCTCCTATATTAAATGCATGCATAAATATTAATATAGTAGTACTTAATAAGTAAAACCCATAAGCTGCACTAGCAAACTGTGATAAATCCCTCCTCATTTTACCGTTAGGATCTAATGTTTTTACAAATAAAGACTTAGCTTCTGCTGATTCTTTATCAGTTTCAATTGCCTCACTTGCAATTCTCTCTATAGAACTCATAGCTCCTGAACTAAACAGACTTGTTATAAATCCTAACATATATTATTCCCCCCATGAGTAATGGTTTCCATCTTTACGGGGGAAATCTCCTCCCCATGAACCACCCATCTTCTTCCATTGTTCTCCTAATGGTCGATGGGATTCTGTTGTAGTTTGATATTCTCCATCAATAAACAGGTTAAGGTCTGCTGCCAATCTTTTATAATGGAAAGACCCTTTTACATGTCCTTCCTTTGCCCAGAAGTCCCCTACTGTTATTTCATAACCATTTTCATAAGCCCATACAATCAGTTGGGCTATTTTTAGGGAGAATTCCCTTTGTTGATCTCCTAAACTCATACAACTACTCCTGTCATAACATTCTTAACAAAGTTTCTTGTTTCCAATGGAGCCTTGTGGTAGGTATACTTAGATAAATTACCCTGACCCCAGTTCCAAGCGGCTAATGCCATATCCCAACTACCAAATCTCTTATAAAGGCTGTCTAGATACTTAGCACCATACTTGATAGATTCATATGGATTATAAGGATTTACTGTTTTATGCCATTTAGGGTGTATCTGCATAATCCCTACAGCACCAGCATGAGATACAGCATTAGGATTATACCTACTTTCATGGTATGCTATATTCTGCAATATCCCCTTAGGCATATTATACTTATTCTCCATATTAATTAGAGCATTAATATAATCTTCTTGGTTATTAGCACATGTAATTACAGAAGATTTCTTCTTTTCTAGATAAGATATGTACTTATTAGCCTCCTTTAATACAATTTGTTGTGCTACAACAATATTTTCTAACTCTTGCTTATCACTAGATAATTTTAGATTGTATGAGACTGAAACAATTAATCCCAATGTTAGTACTGATAGATATATCTCTTTAAAGTATTTCATTATAAAATTTCGCAACCTCCCGATGTGCATGCATATTCTTTAGTACTGGTAGTAGTATCCTCTTCCTCAATATCTACAAGCTTGGTAAAGTCAATCTCCTTTGGCATTTTCTCAACCATAGCTTCATATTCCTCTTTACTTATTTCTTGATAGGGTGCTTGTTTATAGCTATGCTCTGTATGTGGTAAAAAACTAACACCGCTTATGCTATCAAAGTTATTGTATACCCATGAACCTACTTCCATCCATTCCTCTTCTTTTACATATACGGTTATAGAAGGTTTGTGCTCCGACCATTCCTCCTGATATACCTTCCACAACTCTAGTTGTTCAATAGCAGTCCTATCATTCCTCATTACAGAATCTTTAGGAGGCTTCATAGGAAATGAGAATACATAAGTGCTCTCTGGCTTAGTCACATCATCTTCATAAGGGACTCCTTGACTGATAAGTAACTCTGCAAGAGGGTCTTTCTTATCTTGTCGGACAGTACGGACATAATAATTACTATACCTAGGATGAATACCACTGGATGAATCAACAAGCTGAGACACAGTGCCACTAGGCTTAACACAAGTGATTGCTGTGGACTCAGGGACTCCCAACTTAGCAGACCATTCTTTATTAGTTTCAATTGCTACCTCCTTAAGATTAATTAATATTTCTTCTAATGTAAGATCACAATATAAACCTTGTCCGTCTTCCTTCCAAACAGATTCTCCGCCAAAGTCCATCATCTCTTCTGTGCATCTTTTAACTTGACCACTTAATATTGGATGATCCATAATACCAGTTAAAGATACACCGAGTAACCTTTCTTCTTCTGTATTCCTTTTCCAAACACTACTTAAATATCTGAAGTTTGTTAAGGTGCTTTGTAGAGTTCCAAGGATAGTCGCAATACGTACTTTTCGTTTAAGGTCGTTGAAAGTGTCACTGGTTCTGACAACAACTTCTGACAAATTACAGAACTGTTTTGATCGAAGAATGATCTCAGAGCATGGGTTAGTTCCAAATTCGTGATTATCGGTCTCTCTTCTTCCACTTTTTTCTGCTGCTTTTCTAGCCGCTTCTCGGTTAAAGATACCACGTTCTCCACTTTTACTTTCATATAATGCCGTCCATTCTTTTAAGAAGATACCTACATCTGGTTTTTCTGTGTAACAGATACTATTATTAGATAATGCTCTTTGTGGATTATCTTCCCACCAAGCACCACTTTTGGCTACCCGCATACGCTCATCAGTAAGATTACTAAGAGATATAAGGGCAGAACGGCGAACACCCCCAACCACAACAATATCAGCAACTTTACACATGAGGTCATGACATTCCATTGAAGTGAGTTTTCTCCCCCTTGCATTTTTAAATACCTCTATACTAAAGTTAAATAAATCTACTAATGGTTCTGGTCCAGATGCTCTTCCTCCAAACGTCTTAAGAGGTTCTCCGGCTTCTCGGACTCTTGAGACATCCCACTTTGGTATTTGTCCATTGACCAACATTGATAACATCTCTCTGTATGCTTTTGCCCATCCAATCTTTGAATCAGCAACAGTGATGGTCGTATCCGTTTCATGGAATTCCTCTGCTAGTTCTGGTAGTTGATTTATGAATTGACGTTCTACTGAGAAACCTACACCTGTACCACACATAAGTACATACATAGCCTCATCAAATGCCTTTAAATTATCTACTGCTAGATATGCACAATTATAACCTGCTACATTATCCCTCTCTAATGCTACACCTGCTGTCATTAATGTTCTCATACTGGGCATTACTTCTAAATCTTTAATGGATTGAATTGCTTCACCAAATTGAGTATTAATCTCAATATCATTAACACTCTCTGGTAATCTATTAAAAAAGAACTGTCCATACCTATCTACAGTCTCTTCCCAAGATTCCCTCCTCCCTTCTATTGGCAACCATCTAGCATATCTACTTGTATGTATGTATTGACTATACATAGGGTTTGATGTATTTTCAAATCCCATTATTTATCTCCCGTATAAGGCTCGCTGCCTCTCTGTCTTGATATCTCTGCTTGAATATACTTATTCAATATTTTATACTCTTTTGGTCTAACATTAGCTCTAGCGAATGCTGCTGCATCACTAGCATTAATATCCCTTAACCTAACAAATTCTATTGCTAATTTAGTATATTTCTTAGACTCAAAATCAATTATTTCTGCTGTCATTACCACCCCCATAGGATATAATCAGTCTCTATCATGTGATTACTTTGTCCATATACTACAACGCAACAAGGGAAATTATAAGAATCTTTTGCTCCTTGAAATTTAACTCGTTTATTTAGCATCCCGGAACTCTCCCATTCCAACGACCTCTTGAATTCAGTTGCATTTTAAACAATTGGGGTTCATCCGAAATAATACCACCACAACCTATAATGGGTCTATTTAGTGTAGCTTTAGCACCATAATTAAATGCAGGATGGTGTGGGTCTATTAAACAACCAACAGTCATTGACCAGCGTAATACTTCTGTATCTCCAAAGTATTCAATACCAAATCTACCATGATGATGTCCTTGTATTGAATGGTGTGAATGATTCCTAGCATTACTGAGAGTATTAGCTCCCATAGTATGTACTAATAAACAAGATCCATATTTATCTACTTTAAAATAATCCTTATCCATCCAATTCCAGTCAACACCATACATATCATTATATGATTTAAGATGATCTTCAGGAATACCTGCTGTTTTAGCTTTACGATAAGTCATACTACCATGGTTTCCAATTATAACATTCATATCTGGAAACATTTTATATAGTTGTTGAACACACTCTTTTGCCTTTTCATGTTCTTCTTTGGCAGAAAGTGTCCCATATTCAATCTCATGATATGAACTATTATGATTATCTACCATATCCCCTGTATGTTTTACCTCTTTGATATCATAGGCATATGATAATGCATCTAAAAAATCAAAAGTATCTGGATGTTGGTATGGAAAATGAGTATCAGAAATTATTAAACAATTATTCATATTCTGTTACCTCTGAAACATCCTTATCAAATATATCGGGATATGCTTCACCCATTGCCTTTTTCATATCTTCTAATGATGATAGTAAGATATTAATCTTTTCTAATCTGAGTTTAGCACTATCTTCATTTTCAAAAGAAAAAGTCAATCCTATCTTTTTAGAACAATCCCAAATATCTAAAGTAGCCTCTACATACCCAAAATCAGAGCTTACACTATATTGTATTGCCCCTGAATCATAACTGTTCTTAGGATTTAACCATTTCCTATCTGATAGATATATTTTTTCACTCATCAAACATACCCTCCTCTAGGATTACGTCCTTAGTATATCCCTCCTCTAATGTAATCATTTCCTCTTCACTATATTCATTACAAGAACGAATAATATTTAATGCCTCCTCAAGGTCTTGTTTACTTTCTGGAATCTCCTCATTATCTATTGTAGATAGCATCTCTTGTAATACCTCCTCTATAAATAATGCTTCTGTCTTAGTGAGTTGTATCATAATCTTCGATTAGGAATTCAATATATTCCTCTCCTTTTTTTACTATTTTCTTTTCAATGACCAATTTATACACATCTCTATCGTTGAACTTATAATACATCTGTAGTATATCTTGGAATGGTTTTATTGGATTATCTATATCAGATAATGTAGTAGAGAAACCCCATACTATATTTATTTGTAATAGACCCTCAGGTATATCTATCTCAGAGGGTAATAAGCCTACTATATCAGTCTCATAACTCTTATACTCTGATGTTTTAAATCTACGACCTTGCCAACACCTATTTACTGATAGAGGTTTAATATTTATACGGGAGGGTTCCAATTTACGTTTTGGCAAGTTGTTTACCTCTTTTAAGTGCTTGAGTAATAGTATTTCTATTAACTCCCCACAACTTAGATAATGCTTTTATTTCTCCATAATCACCTTGGAACTTTCTATAAATAAAAGAACAATCATTATCAGTCAACTTAGTATTAGGGTGATTATCTCTAGTAGATTTATACTGTCTTCCCTTAGATACTTTGTCAGACATATTATCTTGATGTGTTCCCAAAGTTAGATGGTTAGGATTAATACATGCAGGATTGTCACAATCATGTAAAACACAATATTCTACAGGTATTGGCCCAACATACGTATCATATACTAACCTATTTCCCCTAAAATTTTTACCGTTATAATAGATAGAAGGATACCCGCTTTTAAAAAAGCTTCCTTGCCATATATGACATCCATTCTTATCTTCAATATAATTATCTAATATATCTAACAGGGTGGTTTCCATAGATTACTCCAATCATCTTTCAATGGTTCACGTAACATATATAACAAACGAGCGTTTTCTATTAGAGCATCCATAGGTTTAATGCCTAAAGTACTATAATAGGCTTGATATAAATTAAGTACTTCCCAATACATATCCTCTTCATTTTCACAGTTCATCAAGACTTGTTTGGCTTTAGTTTTACCTTGTCCGGGAACCCCCACTATATTATCAGTGGAATCTCCCATAATTAATTGACAATAAAACCAAGTTATAGCTGTATCCTCATCTATGAAATACTTCTCATCTTTATTCCAGTTATAATGCCAACCGGGAATCATATTTAAGTCTTTATCTATCGACGCAATACAGGTATTATTATTAAATTTAGGTTGATCTCTATATCTTCTGTCAGGATCAAACTTGATATATTCCTCATATTGATTGATTGATATTATATCATCTGCCTCTATACCTTCAACAGTTATAGCACCCCAATTCTCAGTAAGATAACGTATTAGGTAATTATAATGGTAGGGTTTATGGGTAGAATCCCTATTACCCTTGTAAGGTTTTATAGTAGCAATTTCTTCCCTATAGTTACCTTTCCCAGTAAGATATATTTGGTATTCATCAGCACCAGTTCTTAAAAGAATCTTATGTATTAACTCTCTAGCATTGCTCAATGCATGTGATATAGGTCCTATCTCTACATCTTTAACTGCCTCATAATCATCTTCCCCCAAACCTATACCTTCACACCATTCAATCAATTCCTTCTTATAACGAAAAGTAGCTTGGGGGGTTTCCTCCCCATTAACTACTACTCTCCAAATGGATTTCTCAGCACTAAATCCACAAGAGTAAACAATAATATCTCCATCTATTAAAGCTTTGATGACTGCTTCCTCCTATGTCCTTCCTTACGTCTGGATGTTCTAGGATATAACATTAGCTTGTTTCAATTACCGAATCAGGGATAATGTTTTCAAAAGCTTTACTCTGGAAGAAGGTATTAACAGCAGTTTCTAATTCATCAGCAGTATTAAGTGCTTTTGCTAGAATAGATGTTTCTACTTCCATTACGCCATGTGCATTATTATATACAGCATAAGTATAATGAATATCACTATCTACTTTAATACCAATCTTCTCTACTCGGTATGAATCATTAGTGTAAATAACTTCTTTCTCTTCTTTATTACTCATTTATAATCCTCTCTTTATTGTTCTGGGAATGCATCAAAAGCATAACCCTCTAACGCCATTTCTGACATTCCTCTAACCATATTTTCTGCTATGGTTAGGTGTGTACCTTCTTGTAATAAGATATTGAATTGTTCACAATAAACTAATGCTTGGGGTTTAAGACTCTCCTTAGATTCTACTACACCGTGTTCTTTATTAACAATCCAATAACATAAACCATCTCCATCATCAGTATGTAGCTCTACCTGATAATTCTCTGTATCATGTACTACTTCCATACATTACTCTCCTAAAAATTCATTAATATTTACTTGTATTTTATTAGCCTTATCTATACCTTTTTTAAGTTCCTCTTGAGTTCCTTGTAAGGAAGTCATTTTTTCCTTATTTTTATTAAGGGTATCATAAGATTCTTCTACAAATACTATTAAATCATTTTTAATCTTATTAACTCCAGATAAGATGCTATTTAAATCTTTTCTAAACATTTTCATACTCCTCTAATATCATTTCTAGGTAATGGATAGCCTTCTTAATATCCTCAGCTCCATTCTTATTCTTATGTCTGGAGACATATTTAATTACATTCCCCTCCCTATAACCTAGATTATTCTTTACAATATAATCTATAGGTTCAATAGCTAATTGATAATGTGAACCCCCAACCTGCCTACGTACAGTAGAGAGAGTTAGAGGGTCTATCCTATTGTCATGAGGAGGTATCTCCTCAATACTTAACGTATGATTAGAATTCTTCATCGAACTCATCATCAGCTACATCAGGAGTATCAGTAGATGCTGCTTCAAACTCATCCTCATTACCTGCAAAAGGTACAAGTTCCAGAACCTGAATACCTACGAAATCTAATGATTTACCAGTGTTACCTGCAAATTCCCAATCAAATACATTTACTTGTAGATTTACAAGACTACCATTACCAATTAAGTCCTCAAAAGGTTTCTTATTTGCATCTACACAATTAGGTTTAGTATTTAATGTACCATCCTTACGGAATTGTTTTCTCTTTGCTTTAACACTAAGTACACCATCTGTATCTTTAACCTTAACACCTAATGCACGTAATGTCTCTGCATTAGCTTCGTCAATGATTAAATCAGTACAATATACTGGTGGTGGAAATTTATCGTTAGGTGCTTGTACTGAACACCACATTGCTTTACCTTGTATTACCATCTGTTTATTACCTCTCTATTTAAATATTTCTGGACGATGTCCATCTTTTCTCCAACCTCTTATCCATTCACAACCTGTACTTTCGGCTACTCCGAAATCTCTACCTAATTGTGATCCAGATATAGTAGGATTGTTGAACCAATAATAAAAAGCCTTCTGTTTTCTAGGCTTATATCTTTCATGATTATCTTTTGCTAAATGTTCTTGTCGTGTTAACATCTGTAAATGTTCTATATTACAACACGCTCTATTTTTACATATATGATCTATTTAATATCCATCAGGAATTTCTCCATTCTCTGCCTCCCAAACAGTTCTGTGATACATTACTAATCTTTTACCATCGTATTTACGAAAGTAACCATCGTGATTTAATTTGTGAGATGTAGGAATTATACATCCGGTTTCTATTTGTTTTAATTTAATCTCCATAGTGGTTAGACAATCCTTTCTTAAAAAAGTTCAATGAGTTTGAGACCAATTCCTGCCTATTTTTGCTTCGGCATCTAAAGGACATCTAAGATTAAAATGTTCTCCAGCCTCTCTAATAGAACGTACAGCTAATTCAGAGTATTTAGTCTTAATATATTCATCATCTAATATCTCTGCTTGGGACTCATCATGTTGATCTATTAGTTTCATATACTCATTTAATCCCCAACCTTCCTCCTTAATCCAATCATCTAATAAAACCATTGATTTCTTCATAATTATAGAACCTGCACCCTGAAATAGGACATTTAAGGCACTATGAGAAGAACGAGTATACAACTTTCTACCATCTAATCCTATCAGATATCCCCTCTCAGATGCTTTCTTAACCCTATCTGTCAAATCTCCTAGGGCTGGTAGGCCTCTCATAATCAACTCACGTATAGCCTTACCTACTTTAGTGTCACTCCACCCCTTAGGTCTCATCTGAGACATTGTACCAAGCTTCTTATCACTAGCACCATATATTAGGGCATACTCTATATTCTTGGCATTACTACGGCTATCTACGAAGTCTTTAATAGGCTCCCATACCTTAGTATGGAAATCACCATGTATCAACTCATAAACTAAACCCTCATCATTTAGGTAGTGTCCTGTGACCCTTGCCTCTAATCCTGATGCATCGTGTCCAATAAGTACCTTTCCCTCCGGCACTGTAAACAATTCCCGCATTTCTTTCCCGAACAGGACCTTGGGATCGCTTTTAGGGACATTAACAACGAGACTGTGCCGCATACGCCCAGTATTAGTACCACAACTATTAGCCAAGGCAGGTATTCTCCCATCATCTCTGACATTGTTTAACCATCCTTTTGTAGGGTTATTTCTATTAAGAATTGAAGCCCTTCTCTTCTCATATGTCATCCAATTAGATAAATCAGTACCTATTGAATCCTCCATAGCTAGTAATGTAGGTACTGGGTCTCCATCATCAGTTAACATAGGTTGTCCAGTCTTCTCAGTGAATTGGGTAGGTTTCCACCCCCTATCTAGTAAATTCTCTACTACCCAACTCTTCTCACTTAATCTACCTTTGATGTACGTGAAAGGGCCTCCGATAGGGAGTTCATCACCTTGGAGAAGTTTATCAACCTTTTTAGAGTATCCTCCCTCAACTGAGAAAGGTCTTGCACAGGTTCTTTTCTTGGTGTCTCTAACAGGTCCGAATCCTTGTGTAATCTTGTCATATAATTCCTCAGTTATATTATCGAGTGTAGCTACATGTTCTTTTGCCCTTTCAATATCAAATAACCATCCGTTCTGTTCTTGTTGGCTGATAATCTCAGCTACCCTCATCTCTATATACGTTGATTCGGTCCAGTCAATCCTCATAATTATCCATTATAATATCACTGTCTTAGATACTTTTAAATTAAATAACTTACCAGAATTTCCACTTTTTATAGTAACTTTACAACCATCCTCCTCTAATTCATCCCTAATTTCATTATATTTTGTTACTAAATCACGTAATTCTAAGGCTTTTTCTTGTTTACTTTTCATACCCATATAATCTCCACGACTGGTTCTAGTGGTAAAATAACTACATATACTGCGTAATATATCATTTATTCTTCTCCTCTTCTAATGCATAGAAGATCTTCTCTGTAATAAGTACATCCTGTTCACATCTATATAACATCTCCTCTGTAAACTTAGACCAATCCTCATGTTCTGGTTTCTTATGTCCGAATCGTACACCCCATGCCTCTACAGAATGAGGGGCTTTTCCTATATATCCTTCTGGTTTAGGCCTATCAGGATTTAATAATCTTGAGACAACAAGAGTGTCAATAAGTTCCCCAGTGTACTCAAAATTATGCAACTTTTTGAACACAGGTAGGTCAAATTTAATTATATTATGTCCTATTAGTGTGTCTGAACTCTGTAAGAATAGAAGACCATGTTGTATATCTTCTGGTTTAAAGTAATACATCTTATCAGTATCTATGTCCTTAGCCACTATACACCAACAATGTTCTACATTATCTAGGAGATTATTACTTTCCATATCAAATACTAAACGCATTTAAACATACCCCCTCTAATACTCCACTAATTGCCTCTTCTATAATAACTTCTGATACTGAATCTGGGTATTCCTTCTTAAGAGAAGCTAAGATTCCTGCTATATTCATTCTAACATTTTCACCTTCTTTATGACATCTAT